AACAAAATGAGCAACAACAAACTCACAACAGCAGAGAGACAACGTCTCAGAAAATTACAGAACAATTTGACGTACGGCCGCGGCATCTTTTTGTCAGACTGGCCAGAATTGATCGATCTCAGAAGAAGAGATCTGATCTCTAAGAATGAAGATCCAGATCAGTACGATCTTGAATCTCTACACGTCAAGAAGAAAATCACTATCAAATGAAAAGCATCAAGCAACTCATCAGAGAGAACTACCCGCCAGTAGTTCTCTTCACACTGATCATGATCTCGTTTGTTCTCATGTGCGTTCTACTGAACGCGATTGAGTTCATGACAACAGATCTGCCAGTGCAATACAGATAAGCTCGAAGTCGTCACGAGCATGTATGACGACAGAATAAATTCAAACAATAATGTCAAAGTTAAACTTTGAAAAAGGAGTCTCGATCGTAGTGTCGGGGACAACAAACTGGGCACAGCTCACAGAACTGAGCGGCCCAAACAAGCTGAGTGAGAAATATCAAGTTGAACTCACTCTTGATCAAGCGAGTCAGAAAGAACTCGCATCAATGAAGATTCTTGATCATGTCAATGTCAAGCGTCAAGACGGATCAACGAAGTACGATTCACCAACAATTCGATTCAAGTCGAAGAACGTCGTCAAAGTGTATGACACGAACAGACAGATCTTCAATGATCTGATCGGCAACGGATCGAAGATGCGAGTTCAAGGAGTCATCAAATCGTATGAGATGGCGGGAAAGAAAGGCCTCACTTGTTACATCAACAAAGCTCTGATCATCGAGTTGAACGATGTCGATCAAGTTGATGACACAGAGTTCTGGGCTGGACTTCCAGACGCTTCAGAGCTGACAGAGAATCAGTCACAAATTCCTCAAGCATCAACAGAGAAAGCGTTCTCTCAAGATGATGAAGATGATGATCTGCCTTTCTGATGCTGTACGAATCCAAAGTCATCACCGCGGCGATTCATGAGAACTTTGGCCTCGACATCTCTCTTCGTTCAAGACGGAGAGAGATCGTCGACGCTCGTCAAGCCGTCTTCAACGCGATGAGAGAGATCGGAAGCACCACGCGAATAGCTGAGTGTTTCAATATGGATCACTCGACCGTCGTCGTCTCAAAGCGACATCATGAAACGCGATACGAACAAGACCAAAGAAAGAGACTCAAACACTTTGAGCTGTATTGCGCGATCTACGACTTCACGATGAATCTGATCAAAGAAAAGAACTTCGATGAATATCATTCTATTCTAAACGTCAGAGACGAGCTTGGAAGACAGCGCGTGATCAATGAAGAGATCTCAGAAGTTTTGAAGAAGACAGAATCAGATCTTCGAAAAGCAAAGAAGCAGATTGAAGAGTTGAGAAAATACAAGATCGCATTCAAACAGCAAATGGCCCAATTGAATGCGACTTGATGAAGCACAGAAGTTGGCAGTGTATTTGGTCGACATGATCGGAAGCGTCTTCATCAGACAGCGATCATCTGATCAGTACGATGTCAACTTCTGTCTCAACTCTAAAGAGTACACGATCAAAGAATTCAAACATGAAAAAGTATTTCAGAAAACAACAACACAAGAGATTCATCAACATGTATCTCAACGAGCTGAGATGGGAATCTCTCAACTTAATGATCAGCGCATCGATGACCAACTGGTCGTTCGAGACGACTCAAGTCTTGATCAACAATGCGAATCTGATCAGAAAATACGAGAGACGAAGAAGATGGCTCAAATTCTAAATTCAAGCAACATGACAACATCAGAAATTCAGTTCATCAAGAACAAGCACACTCTCGGACACTACGCTCTGAGAAACAAGAACAGCTCGACAGCTTTTCAGAATCCAATGAAGAGCGCACACTCGATCAAGATCAATGAAGATGATCATGTCGTCGACATCGGAGCCTACGTCGGTGAGTACACTCTCTTCGCTTCACGACATGCGAAGAGCGTCGACGCTTATGAAGCCAGCCCAAGAACTTTTGAAGTCTTAAAAATGAACGACAGATGGAACACCAACATGTTCAATCTCGCAGTCGTCGGAGATCACACTGAACAAGTCGAGCTTCATCTCTCAACTGGAATTGGAGCGACGAACTCGATCGTCAAATCAGACAGAAAGATCAACTCTGTCGTCGTCAACGCGATCAACTACGAAGAAGCTGTGAAAGATGCTTCAGTCGTGAAGATCGACGTTGAAGGAGCGGAGTACACTTACGACATCATTCAACCAAATCTGAGAGCGATCATTTTGGAGTTTCATCCTATGAAGGAATTTGACTACATTCAGAGAGCGAATCTGATCATGGAAGAACTCAGAGATCATGGCTTCAGAGAAGCGATCAAGGAACCAACTTTTAAGAACGGCTGGGACACAAACAGCGCATGGATAAGAACACTTTAAATTCAAGCAATATGACAACAACAGACAAAAAAAAGAAGCTCAACGATCTTCTGAAGAATTTCGATTGGCACTATCTACGAACTGAAGACAGAAGAGTTCGAATCTACTGGTCAAAAATCCATGTGGAGATTCAAGATCTCAAACAACAGCTCGGAGAAGATGGCGAGTATCTGTTCACTAAGTATCACAGACGGGCGTTCCCAGAATGTTATTGATCATGGTGAAGATGAACAAAGAAGAATGGGACTTCTTCGTCAGCTTAGTTGACAAGAACGTCACGGCGAACGATGCGCTCTTCGCCACGAGAATAAAGTTTCCACAGATGAAGAGAGAGAACTCTCTCGCGAATCTATTCATGAAAGACTTAAAACAACAGAGATGAGTGATCAGTTCAATATGTTTCCAGAGTTCGAGAACGAATGGGAGAAAGAGTGGCATCAGATGCCGGAGTTCATACAACAGAACACAGAGCCGATTCAACAGATCATCGTCAGCTTTCAGACATACGATCATGTCAAGCAGTTCGGCAGACTCGTCGATCAGAATGTGACACCGAACACGAAGAGCTTGTGGTTTCCTAAGAAAGAGACACTACCGCCAAAGTTCTTCTTATATGTCGATGAAGATGAATCTGAAGATTGAGTATCACAGAAAGATCTTGGTTCTGTATGCACTGAAGAAATTCAAGAAAAAGAAAGACGCGGCGTCCGCTCTCGGAATAAGCGTCAAGTGGTTAACAAAACTGGAAAAACAATACAACGATGAAGCAACCAAAATATCCGATCTACATCATCAGCAAAGGTCGGCATGACACTCGACTCACTTCGAAAGCTCTCGAAGAGATCGGAATCAACTATCGCATAGTGATTGAGCCTCAAGAGTTCGATCTCTACGCTTCAGTAATTGATCAGAAGAAGATCTTGATCTTGCCGTTCAGTAACTTAGGGCAAGGATCAATACCAGCTCGGAACTGGGTTATGGAACACAGCATCTCAGAAGGACACAAACGTCACTGGATTCTTGACGACAACATCTCAGCATTCGGGCGACTCAACAACAACAGAAAGATCAAAGTGAAAACGAGCGCGACGTTCAGAGCTGTCGAAGAGTTCACTGACAGATACAAGAACGTCATGATGAGCGGAATGAACTATCGCTTCTTTGTGCCAGAAGCGTCAACAAAGAAGCCGTACATGTTGAACACGAGAGTCTATTCGTGCATATTACTTCACAACGATCTCGATCATAGATGGCGCGGAAAATATAACGAAGACACAGATCTCTCTCTTCGTATCTTGAAAGATGGTCACTGCTCACTTCTATTCAATGCGTTCTTCTGTGATAAGATAGGAACGCTCAAGATGAAAGGCGGAAACACTGAAGAAGTCTATCAAGACAGCAACAACAGAAAAGACTTCGCTGAGAGTCTTCAGAAACAACACCCAGATCTCGTCAGAGTGGTCTGGCGATACGAACGCTGGCATCATGAGGTCAACTATTCAGTCTTTAAACAAAAGCTCGTGAGAGTTGACAACTACGATCAGATCGTAAAGAAAGGAACTGACAACTTTGGAATGAAACTTAAAAAACTCAAGAAATGAAAATCTTAAATGTAGAACAACGATCAACAGAATGGTTCAACGCACGTCTCGGAGTGATTACCGGATCAAGAGCGAAGAACATCTTCAAGTCAAACAATCTGACATTCCTCGACGAGCTGATCGCGGAGCGAATGACGAGAACGATTGAAGAGAGCTACACTTCAAAAGCGATGGAACACGGAATACTTTTTGAACCGGAAGCTCTCAAGACATACAACGAAAGACACAACGCAAATGCTGAAGAAGTCGGCTTTTGTATTCATGACAAATACGATTGGCTCGCCGTGAGTCCAGACGCATTGATCTTCGACAACATTGAAGCTGTTGGAGCCGTTGAGATCAAGTGTCCTTCATCAAGAAAGCATGTCGAGTATATGCGACAGAATAAGATTCCGAACGAGTACAAACACCAAATCTTCCATTATTTCATTGTCATCGAGACGCTTCAGTTTTTGGATTTCGTATCTTACGATCCAAGATTCCGCGAGAAAGATCTTCACGTCGTTCGAATAACACGAGAAGAGATTCAAGATGAACTCAGAGAAGTGTTCGCTGAGTATATTAAATTTCACGCAAAGCTGAAGAAGTATGAAGATCAGATCAGACAAATTTGACGCTCAATGTTGGTCAATCGCCAAAGAACATTTCAAGGCTATGGACAAAAAACACATCATCAGAATGATTGAATACATCGCAAAGAAAAGAATGAAGAGATGAGTAATTGGATCCCAAAGAATTTGAAAGAGCTGTCAAAACTCGCGAACGAGTTGAAAGCTGAGAAACATCCAGACGTTCCTTCGTTCGCTCTCGTGAAGAAAGCGTTCAAAGATGCAACAGCGAACGAGCTGACAAAGACAATCATCTTCGACATGTATTGGGTCAGAGAAGGACTCGCATATCGAATCAACAACGGAGCCATTTATGACACGAAGCGTCAAGTGTACAGAAAAGGAGTTCAGCGAAAAGGCATTCCAGACATCATCGGAATCATCAACGGACGATTCATAGGCATCGAAGTGAAGATCGGTCGAGATCGTCAGTCAGCAGATCAGAAAGAAGTCGAGAGAGAGATCAACGAAGCTGGCGGTGTTTACTTCATCGCGAAGAGCTATGATGACTACCTTGAGAAGATCGCGAAGATATGATCAACGAATGCCACAAACACGGTGCGCTCTCTGAGTTGATGTGCGCGGCAGAGCTGATCAATAGAGATTGGCATGTGGCATTTCCGTTTGTGAATCAATCGGCAATCGATCTGATCGCATACAAGAAAAGAAGATTCGTGACGATTCAAGTGAAGTCAGCTTCATACATCAAGAAGGTTTACGCTGAGATCACGACGAACTTCAACAAGTACAAAGAGGTGGACTTCGTCATCTGCTATGACATCATTCACAGACGATGGTTCATCTTTGAATTTGAAGAACTTAAAAATCGAAAGAGTATCACGCTGTCGCCAAACAAGTATCAGAGAAACGTGGACAACTGGGAACTCATCAGATAACAACAACAACATGACAACGAAAGAAATCGCAAAGAAATACATCGCGAACGGATTCTCGCCCATACCAATTATTGATGGTGAGAAGCGTCCTTCAATAAAGAACTGGCAATCGTATGCTGAAGAGCCGATGGGTTTGAAAGAAGCTGATCGTCTTTTCAAAGACACGAACTCGATCGGACTCGTCATGGGTTTTGACGGTGTTCAGTGTCTCGACATCGACGCGAAGCACTTCACTTCTGACGAGTATGAAAGATTCATCAAACAGCTTGATGAAGAAGCTCCACAGCTCAGAGAGAAGATGATCATTCAACACACAAGATCTGGTGGCTTTCACTGGATCTTCAAATGCAACGAGATTGAAGGCAATCAGAAACTCGCAAGAAACAAGAAAGGCGAAGTGACATTCGAGACGCGAGGACGCGGAGGACAGATCGTCGCCTTTCCAAGTGACGGTTACAAGATCGAAGGCAAGATCACAAACGTCAAGCGAATCACTGAGCAAGAGAGAGACATTCTTTTCAGAGTTGCTCGACTCATGGATGAGGTGACTCCGATCGTAGTGAACGAAGTCAGAGTTCAAGGCGATCAACAGACAGATGATCACACTCCATGGGGTGAGTTCAGAGAGTCACACACAGCTCTCGACATATTGATTCAGAACTCGTGGTCTGTCGTCGGAGAATCTTCAAAGTACATCTACATACTAAGACCGGGCGAAACAGAATCAAAGACGAGCGGAGTGATCTTCAAAGACTCGAATCTGTTTTGGCCTTTTACGACATCGACAGAGTTCACAGCCGAAAAGCCGTACGATGCGTTTCAGTGCTATGCTGTAATCAATCACTCTGGCGACTTTCATGAAGCGTCGAAAGAAATTGCAAAACAAGGATATGGAAAGAAATACCAAGTTCACGATGACGAATCTTTCTTCGACATTGAAGAAAGCACTGAAGAAGAAATTGACGACATGCAGAAACGACTGGAAGAGATGGAGGTCGATTCTACGATCGTGGTCGAGCAACCAGAGAAAGCGATCGACATCGTCATCAATCAACAGAGCTACATCTTCGGCACTCTCGGAAACTTCTCACTCATTCAAGGAAAAGCAAAGAGTCGAAAGTCATACTTCATCAGCTCACTCGCTTCTGCTGGTCTATCAGATCAAGATGTCGCGTCAACACTTCGAGGACATCTCGACGACAAGAAGATCGTCTACTTGGACACTGAGCAAGGCGACTATCACGCACAGCGAGTCAAGAAGAGAATTCTTCAGATGGCTCAACTGCCTACAAATGTCAACAACGATCGCCTCAGATATTTCAAGTTCAGATCACTGGACTCAAACAAAGAGCGTCTCAAGTTTGTCGAGTTCGTCATTCAAACAATCGACAACATTGGACTTCTGATCATTGACGGAATCGCCGACATCGCCTCGAAAGGAGTCAACGATGAAGAAGAAGCCACACTGATCGCTTCATCACTTCTGAAGTGGTCATCTCAGAAGAATTGCCACATCACGATCGTTCTTCATGAGAACAAACACGACAGAAACGCAAAAGGCCATCTCGGTGCGTACTTAGTACAGAAAGCAGAAACGACGTTCTCAGCGAAGAAGAGCGAACGATCAAAAGACATCACTGAGATCACGGCAGAATACACGAGAAACGCAGAACCGCCAGCTCTTGAGATGACGATCAACGCTCTCGATGAAGTTGAGTTCTCAGAGATCGAGACTGATGAGTTCTACAACAGAACGAGAGTGTTCACAGCAGAAGACAAGAAGAGAGTCACTGACAAGATCATCGGCAAGTCGAAAGGCGACGCGTTGATCTTCGTCAGAGATACGGAAGATTGCAAGAAGAAAGACGCTGAGAAACTGATCAGTCAGCTCGAAGACGAGAAGATCATCATGTTCGTAGGAAAGCGTCCAAAGTTCATAGCTTACTATGACGAACAACAACATTCACCAGAACTTTAAAACCGAAAGAGAGATGAAAACACCACTGCAAGAACTACTGAAACTTGAGTCAGACCTAACACGAATGTTTGATTCAGACCAAAGAGTAGCAATGGCGTTACTTGAGCATATTCGTAATAACAAGAAAGAAATGCTTGAGAAAGAGAAAAGTTTTCTAATCAAAACACACGGCAATAAAAAAGTGTACGATAGTCAAATAGACCCTACAATAGTAACGGGTGAAGAATGGTATAACAAAACCTTTAACACCAAAGAGAGATGAAAATAGAAGTAAGAGAGGATTACACAATCCAACTTGAAGAATTGTTTAACGGAATTGTAATCAAAACTACGGATGGGGTAGAATTTCATATCTGCCAACGAGATTATGGTATTGAAGTATACTGCGATGAAAGTATTGTAACATTCGCATCAAGTCCTTCATCACTTTTTATACATCACAAAGCCCAAATTGTAGAACCCTTTAAAACCAAAGAGAGATGATTAATTGTCCCGAATGCAATAGTAAAGATGTTCGTGTAGCGATACACACCGATTATAAAGAGTGTAATAAGTGCTTTCACTTTTGGGAGGAAAGCGATAAAACCAAAGAGA